CTGAACTAGCGAACATCCTCTCAACTGAGGTTCTTGCTGAGATCAACCGTGAAGTCGTTCGTACCGTATACCGTATTGCTAAGCCTGGTGCTCAGAACAATACTGCTACTGCTGGTATCTTCGACCTCGACGTTGACTCCAACGGTCGCTGGTCCGTAGAGAAGTTCAAGGGTCTACTCTTCCAAATCGAAAGAGAAGCAAATGCCATCGGTCAACAGACTCGTCGTGGCAAGGGCAACTTCATCATCTGCTCTGCAGACGTTGCAAGTGCTCTAGGCATGGCTGGTGTTCTTGACTACACCCCAGGTCTCAATGGCAACAATGGTCTTGCTGGTGTTGATGATACTTCCTCAACTCTAGTTGGAACCCTCAACGGTCGCATTAAGGTTTATGTTGATCCTTATTCAGCAAACGTATCCAACCGTCACTTCTTCGTGATGGGTTATAAGGGTTCGTCTGCTTATGATGCAGGTCTCTTCTATTGCCCATATGTACCTCTCCAGATGGTACGTGCCGTTGGTCAGGACACTTTCCAACCCAAGATCGGCTTCAAGACCCGCTATGGAATGGTTGCAAACCCATTCGCAGAGGGTCTAACCCAGGGTGCTGGTGCTCTAACCGCAAACGCAAACGTATACTACAGACGTGTACTTGTAGACAACCTAATGTGAGTCATTCACATTCTTCTGGGGACCCTGAGGGGTCCCTTTTTTATTGAATAAATAATAAGTAGCTTGGGAAGTTGACATGGCCGCCAATTGGTATGAACAACAGATAAAAAACAATAATTATTTGTCTCCAATAGGTTTTAAGTTTTTGATTGAAAAAGCGCCTAAGACTACTTTTCTATGCCAAACAGCAAGTATTCCAGATATATCTGTAGGCGAAGTTAATATCCCAACACCCTTCACTTCGTTTCCGATTGAAGGAAATTTTAAATATGGTGAACTAAGTTTCAAATTTTTGATTGATGAAAATTTAGAAAACTATCTTGAAGTACATAACTGGATGAGAGCTCTTGGTGTTCCTTTCAGTTTTGCCGAAAGAGCAAATTTTGAAAGAGCAGTTCAAAGAATAGAAGATCGTCAAAAAGATCGCAACATCTTCAGTGACGGGACTCTAATTGTACAAACAAATAACCTAACTTCTAATTTTGATATTGTGTTTACAGACATGTTTCCAACATCACTATCAACTCTAGAGTTTGATGCAACAGTCACTGACAATAATTTCATGACTGCAGACGTATCTTTTGCGTATATGTATTACGAAATTAGACCACAGGGCCAAACAAGACGGAGAACCAAATCTTGGTGGAATCCAGAAGGTACATGATATAATATTATTACTTGAGACTTTATTATGAATCTAGAACAGATACAGGAAATGTGGAAGAAAGATTCTGAGATGGATGCCGATCTTCTCTGCGAAGAATCTCTCCGTGTTCCACAATTGCACATGAAATACTTTGAGTTGTACAACACATTTTCTCTGATGAAAAGAGAAAACCAATACAAACTCAGGACACTTGTTCGTGATAAGTGGAAGTATTACAAAGGCAAAGCACCTAAAGAAATCTATAAAGATGTTCCGTTTGATCTAAAGTTAACCACTAAAGATGAAGTTGAAATGTTCATCGATGCTGATGAGGACATTCAAAAGGCACAGTACAAACTGGACTACATAGAACAGATACTCACTTATCTTGATAGCATTTTAAAAATGGTAAGTAATCGCTCCTATCAAATTAAGAATGCAATCGAATGGGAGAGATTTAAATCGGGAGTATAGAATGGATCTGAAGATTCGTAAGAAGAACGAAGTTTATTTGAAAATTGTAACTGAACCACATATCAATGTTGAATTAGCCGAATACTTTACTTTTGACGTACCCAATGCCAAATACATGCCTCAGTATCGTAATAAGTTTTGGGATGGAAAAATCAGACTCTATTCTCCAGGAACAGGGGAATTATATTGTGGTCTTGTAGATTATTTGGAGGAGTGGTGTAATGAAAGAGGGTATAGTTATGAACACTCTGACTGTGACTTCTATGGACACCCTCATGAAACTAACGAACTAGTTTCTCCTGAAGGTATAGTTGATTTTGTAAAGTCCCTTGGCACACCTCACAAGCCAAGAGATTATCAATATAAAGCAATTTACGAAGCACTAAAATACAATCGGAGACTACTTCTTTCTCCAACTGCATCTGGTAAGTCTTTGATGATTTATTCTATCATTCGATACCATGTAAATGCTAGTAGAAAAGTCCTCCTTGTTGTTCCAACTACATCACTGGTAGAGCAGATGTATAAGGACTTTGAAGATTACGGCTGGAACGCCTCTGCGTACTGCCATAAAATCTATGCAGGCAAAGAAAAGTATGGCGTGGATTCAGAGGTTGTAATAACAACCTGGCAGTCAATCTATAAAGAAGATAGAAAATGGTTTAAAGAATTTGACGTAGTTATTGTTGACGAAGCACATCTAGCAAAAGCAAAGTCTTTAACTGGAATCATGACCAAGATGCATGATTGTAAATATCGTATCGGATTTACAGGAACTTTAGATGGTAGTCATACAAACAAGTTAGTTCTAGAGGGTATCTTTGGTAGATGCAATCAGGTTACTAAAACCAATGAACTGATGCAACAGGGCCATCTTAGCAGATTAAAAATCAAAGTACTTCTTCTAAAGCACAAGTTTATTAGATTCCAATCATATCAAGATGAGATTGAGTACATCATTTCACACCCTGGAAGGAATAAGTTAATTCGTAACTTGTGTCGAGATATGCAAGGAAATACCCTAGTACTCTTCTCTTATGTCGAGAAACACGGAGAGGTACTTTACAATATGATAAATAGTAAGATGAATGGTACACGCAAGATATTCTTTATTCATGGTGGTGTAGATACTGAAGACAGAGAAGAAGCTAGACAAATATGTGAGCAAGAAAAAGATGCCATTATTATTGCTAGTTATGGAACCTTCTCTACTGGAATCAATATTCGTAATCTCCATAATATTATTTTTGCATCACCTTCTAAATCTCGTGTTCGTAATCTCCAGTCTATAGGCCGTGTTCTCCGAAAAGGCGAGAACAAAAATCAAGCAACTCTTTATGATATTGCTGATGATATTTCTAATAACAATTTGAAAAACTTTACCCTAAACCATTTAGTTGAAAGAGTTAAGATATACAATGAAGAAAAATTTGATTATGAAATAATAGAAGTTCGCTTAAAAGAATCCTATGATTAACTACGTCCGTCATGATGAAGAATTCCACTTCCTAGTGAAGTTAGTTTCTGGTGAAACAATCATCGGAAAAGGCTTTGCAACAGAAGATGAAGGTGTCTCAGTAATATACGTTCAAGATCCTGTAGAGATATCAGTTGTCACTAAATCTCTAGGAGAGGGAAGAGGCGTCAAAGGAGTGTCAATGAATAAGTGGATGGAATTTTCTAGTGAAGATTTTTACATCATTAACGAAAAAGATATTATGACGATGGGTGGATTATCACAAGAGATGACATTTATGTATGAACTTTTTATTAAGAAATCTACTGAAAAAGAAGATGTTGAAACAGCAATAGAAGAAGCTAAACTTCCTCTAGATCAAGAAATGGGCCACAAAGGCAAGATAGCAGAGATTAAAAGGAAGTTGGAAAGGATCTTTAAAACTCTATAAGATAACTTTTGAACCCCTACAGAGTTATTGTACATGTAATTTTCCAAGTTGTCAAGACCCTTGACAACTTCTTTCGTTAAGATTATAATACCAACACATTAAGTCAACTTATGATGGAAAAGAAAAAGCAACACTATCTAGATAATAAGGAGTTTTTGCGTGCTCTTGTCGAATATAAAAAAAGTGTTGCAAAAGCCGAAGCTGATGGACTTGAAAAACCAAGAGTCAACAATTACATTGGGGGATGTTTTTTAAAGATTGCTACTCACTTATCTTATCGTCCAAACTTTATTAATTACATGTATAAAGATGATATGATTTGTGACGGTATAGAAAATTGTATTCAATACGTTGATAATTTTGATCCAGAAAAATCTAAGAATCCCTTTGCATACTTCACGCAGATTGTGTTTTATGCTTTTCTTAGAAGGATTGCAAAAGAAAAACGTCAAATGGATATTAAAGACAAATTAATTGAGAGGTCTGGATATGAAGAAGTCTTCTCTTCAGATGGAGATGATGTAAACAATTCCTACAATCAAATTAAAGCTAACATTGAATACAGCTATCGTTATTGATTATGAAAGTACTTGTTATCACTGACCAACACTTTGGTGTTCGTAATGATTCACAAATTTATGTCGAGTACTACCGACAATTTTATTCCAAGGTAGTTATTCCTTACATTAAGAAGAATAAAATTAGGCAAGTTCTTTGCCTGGGTGATACTTTTGATCGTCGTAAATCTGTTAATTTCAGTTCGCTAGAAGCAGCGAAAGAAATGTGGTTTACCCCGTTACAAAAACTGGGTGTAAAAATGACCATGCTCGTAGGAAACCATGACATCTACTATAAAAACACTCTCCGAATTAATGCCCCATCTCTCCTCTTGGGAGAGTATGGAAACATTCAGGTTGTGGATAGCCCTGGTGAATTCCTTCTTGGTTCTTTGCCTGTACTTGGCATCCCTTGGATATGTGATGATAATCGATCCAGAGTTTACGAACTTCTGGAACAATCTACTTCAACTCTCTGTGTGGGCCATCTTGAGTTTACTGGTTTTGAGAGTGTCCCTGGTATTGT